ACTGTCCATCAGCAAAGCTCCCGTCCTCAAATCGTCCTGGGACGTACCTTCCGCAGTTCATGCCCTCGTGTCCTATGGGGTGGGTGAGCGGGTGGTGGCCTCAATCCGGGAGTTCTTCGGGGAGGACGACTTCATCCCCGCATTAGGGAAGGCTGAGTCGTTGGAGGAGGTTCCCGGTTTAGACTCCTTCACAGCTCTCTATGTCCATCAGCGTTGGACGAAGGTGCAGGCGTATTTCAAGGGCCTGGCTTTCCTGTTGGATCTCCGGTTGCCTCCGGCAGTGGTGAAGCGGGTGTGGTCGATGTTTGGGGATGATGTCGCTGACGTGCTGGGGGCCAATCCCTGGGCCTTGACTAAGGTGAACGGCATCTCCTTCCATCAGGCCGATGAGATTGCCAAGCGATTGGGGGTGTCCATGGACTCTCCCGCACGCCTCCAAGGTCTCATCGTGTATGTGTCCAAGTCCCGGCGGCAGATGGGCCACATGTACATGAGCACCCCGCAACTGGCAGCGGAGGTGGGTGTCACGATTGCTGACGTACCCCCAAAGGAGTTGGGGGCGGCTATTGCAGTCAGCCACAAGAACGAGGGCATTGTTGTCGACCGGGATGTGAAGCCGGGGACCTTTGCCATTTACGATCCCTGGTCCTACCAACTGGAGAAGGATTCTGCAGAGATGTTGCAGGGCAGGCTCAAAACCGCCAGCTTCAAGGGAGTAAGGCAGGCCACCAAGGAGTACCTCCAGCGATTGGCTCTGTTTGGCACCCGGACGGAGAAGGCAGCGAAGACGAAACGGCCCCGATTGGCATCCGTAGTTTCGGTGGCCGTGGACGAGTGGGGGGCCTCCAACAAGCTCGTGTTGTCCGAGGATCAGAAGAGGGGGGCAGTTAATGCTCTTCTCGCTCCTGTGTCGATTCTTACGGGCCTACCGGGTACCGGCAAAACCACGGGTTTACGGGCCGTTGTGAACATCCTTCAAGAGGCGGGGGTGAAATTCCTCCTGTGTGCTCCGACTGGGATTGCTGCGAAGAACCTGGGTGCGCTGACAGGTGCCTCGGCCTCTACCATCCATAGGGCTTTTGCTGCCCGTGGGAAGCGTGACGACCAGAGGGCCTCCACCTACATCGGGGTGGTCGGCAACAGTTCTGGTGGACTCTCCATGTCTGAGAGGGACGAGGAGTGGGGTTACGATCAGGATAACCCTTACCCTGCTGAGGTCGTCATCCTTGACGAGGCATCTATGCTAGACCAGCACCTCTTGTACCGCCTGCTGAATTGTACCTCTCCAAAGACCCGGCTCGTTATTGTAGGGGATGCTGCCCAGCTTCCTTCGGTCGGTCCTGGAAACGTTCTTCGGGACATGATTAACTCGGGGCTGTTCCCTGTGACGGACCTCCGGGAGATTTTCCGTCAGAAGGACACATCAGCGATTGTGTTTGCTGCCCACGACATCTTCAGGGGAGAAGTTCCAGAGTTCTCATCCTCCCCGGAGTTCACCCTGATACATACCCGCAGTGAGGATCACGCCCAGGCTGTTATTCTGGAGTTGGCGCAGAAGCTCTACAAGAGGCGTGCGAACTTCCAGGTTCTAAGCCCAAGACATTCGGGAACGGTGGGCGTCACAAGTCTGAACGCTCGGCTCCGAGATCTGTTGAATCCCGCTCGGGATGGTCTCCATGAGTTCCGACTGGGCGCCGACAGTATCGTGAGAGAGGATGACCGTGTGATGGTGGTCAGGAACGACTACAAGTTGGGGGTGTATAACGGGGACGTGGGGAAGATCGTTCATGTTGACCAGAAGGCCAAGGAGATAGAGGTCAAGATTTTCGGTGACCCCGTCCTCCAGGTCCGGATCACATTCCGAAAAGCACCGACGACCATCCGCCTTGCTTATGCCTGTACCGTCCACAAGGCCCAGGGCCTGGAGTACGACGTCATCGTGCTGCCCCTCGTGGACTCCTTCAGGCATCAGCTTCAGCGGAATCTCCTCTACACAGCGGTGACGAGGGCAAAGCAGGGTGTGGTTCTTGTAGGAACCCCCTCGGCTCTCACTACAGCAGTCCTGAATGATCGTGAGGACCAACGCAACACTCTGTTAAGGGATCGCCTTAATTCTTCCTGCGATCCACCAACATCGGCGGTCGTCTGCGAGTAGATGATCCTGGCTGTTGCCGATTGAGGAGACCGAAATGGACATCAAAAGCGATCCCCTGATTCAGAGGCTCAAGGAGCGGTTGCGTGTCACCAAGGTGGTTTGTACCCGTTCTGTGAAGGGTCGCAGTGGTGACCACTACGTTGGGTTCTCCGCCGCCTGGGATAGCACCCAAGACGACGCCGGGGGCGCTGCCGATCTGATGACCCCCCAGGGTGAGGGGGATATGGCTATTGCACAGACTCAGATAGGGATGACCCTCAAGGAGGCCAAGGTCGCAGCCTTCGTACTTGGGATGCAGGCGGACATCGCTGCTCATGACCATTCGGCTGCGGGTGGTAGCATCTCGGAGGAGCAGCGGGATCAGGCTCTCCGTGCGATCAAGACCAACTACTCCCGCCTCATTGTGGACATGCTCGGGGATGGCGGGGGAGGGCTAGAATGACTGACGAGTCCCAGGATCCGGTCGTAGAGGAGCCTTCGGAGGCTCCCAAGATCGTGGTGTTTCCGCCAGATGATGCCGAGGCCATCTTCACCGAATTAGGCACCCTCAGTGTTGAGCTTGATGAGGATCCCCTGGCTTTCGGACCGAAGCGGCTGAACAAGAAGACCGCCGTGGTCCGCCGTATGCTGGATCGTTGCGAACGCATTTTCTTGGATGTGTCCCAGCGGTTGTACTGGACGAAGCGGCATCTCCGTGTGGTAGAGACGGGTCTGGACATGGCCAAGAAGCGCCTGTTCGCTGACGATCCTGAAACCCGTGCTGGTCGTTCCGTGGCTGATCGGGAAGCCATTGCCCAGGGGAAACTCTCCGGCGAAGTGCGGAAGATGCATGACCTGGAGATGCTGACGGCGGATCTGGATGCCGTCCTGGTCGTGGTGAAGTCCAAGCGATATGATCTGAAGGACACTGAGGGTCGTTTGCGGGACCAGATCCGGTTGTGTCAGACTGAGTTGGTCGTAGGACACCAGTGGGGGTCAAGAGTACCTCCTGCTGAGACAAGTGTGAACCTGGAGGAAGGTCGTCCAGCACAGTCTGATGCGGCCAGTATCAAAGAGATCATTGGGAGGGTGGACAGTGAGGTTCACCTTGCTCAGGACTCTGGTGACTGGGAGGATCCCGTTGTGGCAGAGGAGGTTCCCACCTCGGTGGTCTCCCCTGAGGAGGCAACACCCCCGGAACCAGAGCCTGTGGCCGAGGCAGTAGTTGTAGAACCAGACCCCCTTGTGGAAGTGCCCCCTGTGGGGCCTACGTCGCTTGTGGACGAGCTTCTACCAGAGACTGGTGTGGTGGCTTCGGGTGAGGCTATCCTGCCTCCTACGGTGTCCGCTGAGTCCGCTGAGGTGTTCCTGGAGACCTTGACGATGAATGACGCCAGGAAGGAACCCCCACCACCCCCCACTGGGAGGATGGCAATCCCCGAAGAGAATCTTTTAGATCTTCTTGCAGAATTTGAGGCTCCATAGAGTCCCTTTTTAATCCCGTTCGGGTAGAAGATGATGACGGAACCTGTCTAGTAGACCTTGTTCCGTCCATACAACAGCCGGGAGGCAAATGATGAGCGACGGTACATTCAGTTTTGGTCAGAACGACGACCACATCGGTTTCAAGACGAAGGCTTGGAAAGCGCAGGGTGGCAACACCTACCGTCTCTCCTTTGCCTGGTGGAGCCAGAACGAGGCGGGAGAGCCCGATCTGGGAGAGGCGGACAGTGGGCAGGCCCCGCTGTTTTCGGGTGGACCCGTCAATTTCATCCAGGGTGCCGGGTACGTGATGAACAGGGGGCCAGAGTACACGAAGATGGCTGGTGAGCCCCCCCGCCAGCGTATCGTGACCGTCGTCATCGTGTGGCCGACCGACAAGCGGGGTGCTCTGTCCTCGGAGCGCCTCCAGGCCGGTGAGTACGAGGTTAAGCCCTGGGTCATTTCCGCCGACAAGTACAAGACGCTGGAGCAGATCCACGCCGAGTTCGGTTTCGGTGAGCACGACGTTACTGCCAAGTGCGAAGAGGGTGGCACGCAGTTCCAGAAGATGACGTTCACCCCCTGCAAGGAGAATCTTTACCGTCAGTTCCTGACATCCCCCAAGGGAGCGAAGGTGGCGGGCGAGATCAAGGAGGCCGTGGCGGGCCTCGTGGCGAACGTCCAGGACTTCATTGGGCGTGAAATGACGATCTCGCAGCTTCGGGAGAAGCTCCAGGGTGCTGGTGGGGCACCCGCCCCCCTCGACGTCGGGGACAATGCTGTCGCCTCCGGGGACATCGAGAGCGTGGTGAGCGGTCTCCTGGACGACTAATTCAGGGAGGGGACGGGGATGCGAGTTTTGGGGTTTGACCCAAGTCTTACGAATTTTGGGTGGGCCATCCATGACTCGGACACCCCTGAGGGCTCGACTGCTAGATGTCTGAGTCGGGGACGTTTTCAAACTAGCGCCAAGACGCTCTTCATCGACCGCTACTGCGAGTTGAGGGAGAGCGTCAGGCTGCTGGTTGAGCGGTGTGGGGTGACCTATGGGATCACCCTCGTCAGTTTGGAGTACCCCGTTTTCCACGAGATGTATAGTGAGGGACTGTATGGGCTGTTCCTGTACGTTTGTGAAGCGCTGCGAGCGGCACAGGTCGACGTGGTGTTCTTCTCCCCTGGGCAGATCAAGTCCCATTGTCACACCTTCCTCCAACGCCCCAAAGGCTGGAAGATGATGAAACCGGACATGGTAGAGGGGGCCAAGCTGGACGCCGGTGGGAAGGGTCGCTGGAACCATAATGAGGCCGATGCCTATTGGGCAGCGAGGGCTGGTGCCCGTTTCTGGTCGTTCTACAAGGGGGTCCTGAAGGAAAGCGATCTGACCCCCAAAGAACTGAAGCAGTTTACGGAGATCCACACCTACCAGCGGGGCAAGAGGGCGGGTCAGACGGTAGTGCGGGGCATTTGTCACCGTGAGGATGAGCGTTTTTTCCTTTGGTCTAAGGGAGTCAACTGATGGCACGGAAAAAGAAAGATACAGCGACGGGGAAAGTCCCGGAGAAGGATGTAGGGCTGTCAGCATTGGCACAGGCTCGTAGCGTCATGAACAAGGTGTTCCCAGACGAGAAGTCTTCTGAGGTACGGATTGATGAGGCTCGTTTCACACAGTCGCACCCACATCTTCCGACCGGGTCAGTTATTATCGACTTCCTGATCGGTGGTGTCCCCAACCGGGCGGGCGTGTTGCCGTGTCCGGGGTTCCCTCGTGGACGACTCATCAACCTCTACGGGGCCGAGACCTCGGGAAAAACGACGATGGCACTGACTGTCGCAGCCGAGACATGTAGGCGGGGAGGGTGTGTCGGTTTTATCGACTGGGAGCACGCCATCGATGTGGCCTATGCTAAGTCGCTGGGCGTCCCCATCGATGAACCCGACCGCTTCCTGCTCCTCCAGCCAGAGACCCTGGAGAAGGGCCTGGCCTACCTCTGGGGGATGGTCAAGGCGGGTGTGGATCTGGTCATTATTGACTCGGTGGCGGCTGGGGCCACGACGGCACAGTGGGACCAGAAGCTCGAAGACAAGGGTGAGATCGGACGGGTTGGGGCCAAGGCAGCCAAGTGGTCCGAGTACCTCCCGCAGCTTAAGGCGATGATGGCCCGCACGAATACCTGCGTGGTTGGTATCTCCCAGCTTCGTTCCAAGATCAACACTGGCGGCGGTGGTGGTTTCAACAAGGGGCCGCAGACGACCCAGCAGGGTGGTTACGCCTGGAAGTTCTACAGTGAGGTGCGTCTCGGATTGAGAAGGATAGCGACAGAGAAAGGGAAGCGGTACGATCCGATGACCCACACCAACATCGAAGTTCCTGTGGCCAATGTCGTTTTGGCCAAGATTGACAAGTGTAAGGTTTCCGCTTCACAGGGCCGGGAGGCCAAATTCTATCTCGTGTTTGGGGAGGGGATCGATGATGTCCGCTCCATGATCGACCTTTCCGCCAAGCGGGGGTTGGTTAAGAAGGCGGGTTCCTGGTACTCCTGGGAGCGGGCAGATGGTTCTTCCCTGCGGGCGCAGGGAATAGACGGTTTCAAGGATCTCATTAGGACCACCCCTGGTGCCTGGGAGGAGATACACACGTTGGCCCTCCAGTCACTGAACGCCAGCCCTGATGCTCCGATTGGGATCGGGGACGATTTCAACGAGGATGACGAATCTGAGACCATCCGTGAGGTCATGGCTATCGTGGATGGTCAGGATCCGACGAAGAAGCCCGAGGTACCTAGTGCCGAAGAGGTAGAAGACTGATGTCCGTCAAGATCCGAGTCCAGAACTTCCAGTCGCTGGTAGATGTGTCCATTGAGGTGGACCATCTGACTGTGGTGACCGGAGCGAACAACACTGGGAAGTCCTCTCTTATGCGGGCGATCCGAGCAGCCTTCCAGAATCTGAGGGGGACCAGCTTCATCCGGCACGGGGAAACCAAGGCTCGTGTGGACATCGAGTTTGACGATGGGCGCACCTTGGCCTGGGAGAAGGGGAGGGCTCGGGGGGACAAACCGACCTACATTATAGATGGGGGGGATCCAATCTATCCCGGTCAAGGTGTCCCTCCTGAGGTAGCAGCGTTCGGGGTGTGCCCTATCACAGCAGCCAACCGAGAGATTTGGCCCCAGGTGGCACCCCAGTTTACGGGTCAGGTTTTCCTGCTGGATTTGCCTGGTTCTGTGATGGCAGAGGCTGTTGCCGACGTAGAGCGGGTCCGACAACTCAATGACGCTTTGCGCCTTGCTACGTCTGACAAACGTTCGGCCTCATCCGAGTTGGGTGTCCGCCGGGGGGACCACGAGAGGCTGACTATAGAGTTGGATCGCTTCGATGGTCTGGATGAGTTGGCTACGGAGGTAACCAGCCTTGAGGAGAGCGCCCAACTCGCCCAGCGGATAGAGGTTGCCCTTGAGTCCTTGTTCGGGCTGAGAGATCGATTGGTAGAGGCATCCACTGCGGTGTCAGATCTTTCGGGGATCGAGGACGTCACCCCTCCCGAGGACGCTGCTTTCACTACGGTGGATCTGTTGCATCGGCAGTTGCAGGGTTGTGTGCATCTTCAGGAACGGTTGAACGAGGCGTCTACCGCTGTGGACTCTCTTTCGGGGATCGAGGCTGTGGCACCCCCCGAGACTGATGCCTTTGACACGGTGGCGTTACTTCAGGAAGAGCTGCGGGGTCATAAGCTGCTCAGGGATCGGCGGGTGGGGGCACAGGAAGGGGTGGCCTCCCTGGAGGGTGTTGAAGACGTTACCGTGGATGTAGACCCAGCTAAGGCGACACGGTTAGTAGAGGCTCTCCAGACGGCCAAGGATTTCCAGACCCGTCTGATCAAGGTGCGGGTTCAGATCGAGACCTTGGAGCAAGTGCTGAGTGAGGATGAGGCTGATGAGGCCGAGTTGACCAAGGAACTGCTGGAGACTCTCGGGACAATTGGGGCGTGTCCTGTTTGTGGATCCATTAATCACCAGGAGCACTAGAATGGCCGTTTCACTTGTGTGGCGCACGGACGCCCATCTGGCGGATCAGCCCCCTCAGTCCCGTATTGATGACTGGGCTGATACTATCCTCAACAAGCTCGTCCAGGTGGGAGATATTGCCAGACAGGCCGGTGCCTCTGCAGTGCTGGATGGTGGTGATCTTTTTCATGTTAAGAGTCCGTCCCGGACCAGCCACGAGTTGATACAGCGGGTCACGGAGATCCATCGGGTTTACCCCTGTCCGACTCTGGGCATTGTGGGCAACCACGACGTGAAGTACGGAGACATACGGTTTCTGTCAGAGGCTCCTTTGGGGGTGCTGTTCAAGTCCCAGATCATCCAGCCCTGTTATGACCCGTTGGAGGTGTACTTCGGACAGTCCGATAAGAGTAGCCCCACGGTGAGAGCTTTTCTCTTCGACCGGGCAGGTACAGGTTGGGTCCAGGGTAGCCCCTTCGTCCCAGGTAGGACCGAACCTGTCGTGCGGGTGGTGGGCATCCCCTTCCATGGTACCCAGTATGACTTTGCTCGTTTCACTTCGATCATCAAGGGGGAGGAGGATTTCCTGGTCGTGATGGTCCATTGCCTGGCCAGCCAGCGTGGTGGGACCATGTTCGAGGCTGAGGACATCATTAAGTATGAGGAGCTTGCTTCTCTTGACCCTGATGTTTTCTGTTTCGGCCACTGGCATAAGGACCAGGGTGTGAAGGAGATTGCCAAGGGAAAGTGGGTCGTCAACACGGGGAGCCTTTCCCGTGGTTCCCTGAGCCAGGACGACCTGGAGCGCACCCCCAGTTGTGTGGTCCTCGGGTTCGACCAGGACGGGAAGATAACCCACGAGGTGAAGCCTCTGAAGGTGGCTCCTTCCGCTGAGGTGTTCGACCTCGTTGGTCGTGTCCGGCAGGAAGCCCGCAAGATGACGGTGGATGCCCTAGTTGACAGCCTCCACAGCGCCCTGGCTGTCCGTCAGGTCACTTCTCTCCTGGATGACGTGAGGGCACTCCCAGACGTGCCAGAGTTGGTGAAGGAACGTACCCTGGCTTACCTGGAGCAAACTGGAGCGAAGTGACCGTCAAGACCTTCACCTTTGGAAACGACCCCATCCCGAAGCGACCGACCAAACCGCTGTACATCGAGCTTGTTCCCTTTACAGCGTGGGCGGAGAACGTTCGTACCAAGTGCCCACGCTCCATGTGGGACCGATTCCGCCGGATGTGTTATCGCCGGGCGGAGTACCGTTGCGAGATCTGTGGTGAGTCAGGGAAGGACCAGGGTAGAGATTGGCCCGTAGAGTGCCATGAGGTCTGGAGCTACAACGAGGATCTCAGGATCCAGAAGCTCGTGGGCCTCGTTGCCCTGTGTCCTTTGTGTCACGAAGTTAAACATGCAGGACGGACGGCGAAGCTGGACGGTCCGAAAGGCATTGCCAGAATCTTGACACGCCTTCAGCGGCTCAACGACTGGACCGAGGATCAGGCGGGTGCCCACTTCAAGGAAGCTTTCCGTGTGTGGAACGTCCAGTCGCAGTGGGACTGGACCCTCGACCTGACTTTCCTAGACTCCGCAGCCCCCTGAGGATCATCTCACCCGACTCCCGAGTAGTCTCAGTGTAAAGCCTACGAGGAGAGCGTGATGCCTAAGCCCACCCGTTTCCCGATTAACATCAAATGGTCAGAAATGCTCATGGACGAGCCGGGTGCAGTGACGGGCCGGTACCTCATCGTGGAGGATGGCAAAGCCATCAAGTGTCTGACGTGCGGGATGACATCTTGGAATCCCAACGACGTCAAGGAACGGCACTGTGGCAAATGCCACGTGTTCCACGACGACCCAAAGTGGATCATCCTCCGGTTCGTCCGAGTAGACTGTGTAGGAGGTGCTCTATGGGTGAGATCGTCATTCTTATGGGACCGCCGGGCAGTGGGAGATGTCCTTAGATGTGGGGTGCTTTAATCGGAAAGGTTTTCCAGGTAAGCAACCACACGACGCAAATCATCGAGATTGGCGTTGCTTTTAATTGTGTTTGCCTTGTAGGAAATCACCCTCACATTTTCTTTTGTGTATCCTTTACTGGGGACGATTCGGTCCAGCGAAATTGAATTGGGGCCACAATGACCGTCATTTATAACGAGCAACAGACCAAGGACAGGGCATCTTTTTGGGATCGTTATGTCGTTGACACACAGATTGAAGGGGATGTTTTTCTTTCGAGCACGGGTCCGGGCTAGCTGGAGGAGGTATCTTGCAGGATGTTTTCTGTTTTGTTCCCTTTTGTATGCTCGGATTTGTTCAGGTCTGTTCCTTATGCTTTTTTGTGCTCTTTCAATGGCATGTTTCGGATCAGCCCAATAGGTTTTTTGGGAGTGTTCCTGGCAGCGCCTGCAACTTTTAACAGGGGAACCCTGAGAGTTGTAAAATTCTACCTTTGGTTTAGTCTGTTTACAGCGGCTACATTGTTGCATTCAGGGTTCCTCCTGGGGAAAGTCCATCACCCAAAAAGGTTACACCATAAAGGAACTATTGTCGTTTTGGGTAGCCTGGAGGGTAGTGGGGTCTTGTGGGATTAGTTTCAGACCCCAATCGAGGTGTGATGAAAAAGCAACTGGCCATCGTTGGTCCTCTGCAACCGGACGGCAGTACGCCGGTCACCCGGATGCGTGAGGGGGATGACGGTGAGACCGAGTACACCACGGGACAGATAGTTCCGGCTGAGGACGGCAAAGCGATCCCACTGGGGGCTGAACTCATCTCGCTGAGTCCTTGTGGGGGGACGCCTTTCCACGAGGTGGAGGTGGTGCATTCCATGAGGGAGTCTGGGACCAAGTGGTCGAAGGGGCCATCCAAGGTTGCGTCCGACGCTTACCGTGATGGCTGGGAGAACATTTTTGGGCGGAAGCCTCGCCCGGAGGACTTGAACTGATGGTAGACATTTCACGAGATGATGTCAGGATTAGAGGCGACGAGATCGTGGATGGGGTGGTGCATCGGAGGTGTCCGAAGTGCCACAAGTTGCTCCCCCTGGATGCCTTCGGGATGCGTCGGATGGCGGGGCAGGGGAAGGGTGGTGTGGATCTGCTCACCAACCAGTCCCGTTGTAGGGGTTGCAGATGAACCGTGAAGCAGAGTTGGCCCACTACCTTGAGAAGCACATGGTGCCCTACGACGAGTGGGCAACGTGCGGGGCGGACCCCGAGGCCGTCAGGATGGCCCAGGAGGGGACGGACGAGGGGTACCCGATCGCCCTTGCCAAGCATCCTATAATGGGCTTCTTCGTGATAGCCTCTGGCCAGGGTCCATATGTGGCGTGGCCTGACGACGAGGAGATACACAAACGCAGGAAAGCCGCCGAGAAGTTGAAGTCGGTCCAGCAGCAATTCGATTCTGCCGGGGACTATCGGGACTGGGACGCCTGCAACCGCCTGGAAGATGAGAGGGACGCTCTGGTCCTGGATGCCCAGGGGAAGCGTGATTTCTACCTGGACGTTAAGATCGGGGGCACGGACTGAGATGATTGAGCCTTTCTACTATCTTAACTCTCGTAACGGGATGGTCGCCCTCTCCATAGACGAGGGCGAGACGATGATGCTCCCCTCGGGGAAGGTGATGTCGGTTCGTCCCGATGTGTGGGATCTAGAACCGGAAGACCTGGAGGATGATCTGTCCCCCAAGCAGCAGGCGTTCCTGGCACACCACAATGAGAAGCCCCCTATGGACTACATCGAGCAGCTTGCCTGGAAGCTCCGCAAGGGCCGACTGGCTGTTGCCAAGGATTTTGCACAGGCCCCGGAACCCCGTAAAAAGCCCCCCGTTTCAGCGATGGTCGTGAAGTCCGACTTCAAGGATTAGGGATCATCTGACGCTATCCTGGAGTAGAACAGTGAGGAGGCCGAGATGAAGCGTAAGGACAGAGCATACACACCCGAAGAGGTGTTTTCGGTGGTTCGTGCCACCGAGGAGAGCCGAACCAAGGCAAAGGTGCTGGTGGATTTCGACGGGGATCTTATCAAGGTCACCTCCTTGAGACTCCAGCTTTTCGCTTCCTCCGGGGTGACCTGCGTCAAGTGTGGCCTACATGGTCAGTACCTGTACAAGGAGCGGCACTCCCCGACAGGTCGGTACCACCTCAATCTCTATGGGGTACAGCCTGATGGGACAGAAGTGTTGATGACCAAGGACCACATCGTGCCTGTGTCCCGAGGCGGCAAAAACTACCTGGGCAACCTCCAGGTCATGTGCGCCCTTTGTAATGAGGCAAAGGCAGATGGTCGGACTTTGGATCCACCCCCCGAGGACGTTAACATGTCCAAGAGGTTGACCAGTCCGTTTAGGGTTGATGGGGTGAGATACAGGTGGCGGCTGATGGGGCGACGCCATTTCATTGGGCAGGCCAAACCGACCCCTTACTTGATTGTGCGGGTTTGTGCGGAGGAGCCGGGGGCGATCCTACGGTGTAGGCTCATCCCCAGGCATGCTGACGTCTTGGGGGATGCCAAGATCACGGTGTCAACCGAGGACGTTGAGAGGGTCATCCGCCATGCTCTGGAGAAGGGGTGGTTGCCCTACGAAAGCGGTCCCGTGTGTTGTCCCCCTCATGGGGACATTGGGATGGCCATGTACTACATAGGCACAGAGGTACCTGAGGAGGCAACGTGGATCGGAGACTAACCCGAGAGCAACTTCAGGAGATCCTGGCTGGGATGAAGCCCGGCACCTGTTTCACCCCGAATAAGGTGGGGAACTTGGCGGTGACAGACCCAGCCGGTGCCTATCTGGGGTACATCGATTTCAGGACCGGAGAGGTTGGCCTTTTCGAGGAGGCTCAGGGTGGCTGAGAATACACACAAGATCCCATATGACGGGCCGCTGGAGTGGCTCGTGCCCCGCACGATCCTGTACTGCACGTCGGGGAGCCGGGCCTACGGGACCAGCCGACCGGATTCGGACTATGACTTCAAGGGGGTCGCTATCCCCCCGAGGAAGTACCGGGATGGGTTCCTCCATCGATTCGAGCAGGCCCAGATCAAAGAGCCGGACGCCACGATCTTCGGGATACGGAAGTTCTTCGCCCTGGCGGCGGATTGCAACCCGAACATCATCGAGGTGATGTGGGTGCCTAAGGAAGATCAACTGATTGTACTCCCCCAGGGCCAGTTGCTGATCGATGCCCGGTCCCGGTTCCTGAGCAAGAAGGCGCTGTATACTTTTCGAGGGTACGCCATCGCACAACTTAAGCGTATCAGGACACATCGCAAGTGGCTCTTGAACCCGCCTGACCATCAGCCTACCAGGGGCGAGTTCGATCTGCCCGAGCGGACGCTGATCCCCAAGGACCAGCTTGCGGCGGCGATGGCGGACATAAGGAAGAAGATTGACGGTTGGGAGGTGGACTTCGGGGATCTGAGTGAGTCCTCCAAGATTTACATCCAGGAGCAGGTTGCAACCCACTTGGCCGAGCTTGAGATCGGAGCGGACGAGAAGTTCCAGGCTGCGGCGAGGCTTATCGGCTATGATGAGAACTTCATCGTCCTGCTGGACCGGGAGAGGCACTACTCTGCGGCCTCCAAGAACTGGAGGCAGTACCAGGAGTGGAAGACCACCCGGAACCCCATACGGGCGGCGCTGGAGGCGCACCACGGGTACGACACCAAGCACGGGATGCATCTCGTGAGGCTCATGCGGATGTGCCGGGAGATCCTCACCGAGGGAGTCGTCCATGTCCGGCGTGAGGACGCCAAGGAACTGCTGGCCATCCGTGATGGTGCTTGGAGCTACGACAAACTTATCGGTTGGGCCGAGGAGCAGGACGAGTCCTTAGTGGAGGTCGCCAAGGGGTCGGCCCTTCCGAAACAACCCGACAGGGTAGCGTTGGATGAACTTTGTCAGGAAATCGTCCGGTCTGTGCAGGAAGACTGACGGTTTGTCCTGATGTCGTGGGTACAGTGTCCCTATTCAACAAGCGGCGGTGCCGCAAGGAGGAAGGGATGCTGAGTAAAGATGAACATGATATCGTCAAGGTGGCTGCGGAGTTGCTCAAGCGGGAACTGGAAGAGATCGCCCCCACCTCGCCGGATGAGAAGCCGGGCAAACTGGTGATCTACAAGTTCGGTTCCTTCATTGTCAAGAGGGCCAAGGAACGTCAGGTTGTGAACCCGGCTGCGGGTGGCATGGTCACCGTACCTGAGCGTACCGCCGTGCGGTTCTCCGCATCCAAGACGTGGCTCAAGAGCCTCGGCAAGTAGCCACCAGGGGGGTCTTCCGGTACTCCTGCATCAGTTTGAAAAGAGATGACTCTCCGGTTAGACCTCGTCCTCCGGTTCGCAAGGCACTGTCATAAGCTGTCCAGTTTTCTATCGGTTTGTCCGGCACCGTTTTTCCGTCATGTGCGATAGGGAAGCGTCCATGTAACAGTTTGAATCTGTCTACATCATCCAGGATACTGAGGATGGAAAGGGGCTTTCCTTTAAAACGTGTCTTTTTATCCCTCCGTCCGACAGGTTTTATTCGGGGACGGGATAGGGGAAGCGGATCAAGAGGTTCCCCCGGTTTTCCTGTGTCTTGGAACGTGCAGATCCGTTGGCACCACAGAAGAAATCTTGGCTGGCTGATGTTCTGTTTCATCCTGTTGATGTCCTTATGGACCCACTGGACATTGTCTATTGTGTAGGGGAGTTTTGAATCTCTGCGGTCTAGAGAGGCCGTTCCATCTGTTTTGTTTCGGATACATAGCACTAGGGGGAGTCCTGTTAGGGCACATTTCTGGTTTTGTGTGAGAAAAAGATCCCATAGCTGTTCCTTTGTTACCGCAAAGGTTAGCCCTCTTGTTCGGGCACCTGTCCGTAGGCTGGACATGTAGGCTCCTGAAAGATTTCCGATACCCCGAAAGTTTCCAAGTGGGAGACATCCACAGCTAATGGTTTTGTTTCGTTTTAATAATGCGATGAAGATATCCTTTTCACCCCCACAGTCACAGGTACAGTGGGCCATTCTCCGGGTCTTTTTGTTGCCACCTTCCAGATAGAAACTTTGAATTGTCAGTTTTCCGTACCGATCTCCTACGTTGTACCTGATGAGCCCCCTGTGTTTGCAGTGCCAGCAGCGGCTGTTTTCCGTCAACCTAATGGAACAGATTGTGAAGGTGCTGCCACAGGGACAAAGAACCTTTACTTTCTGGAAGGATCCCTTATTGGGGCTGTTGTGGTTAGGTAAGACAGTTGTAACATGCAGCCGTCCAATGACATCTCCGACTTGAAAAAGCTTTTCCTTCTCCATTGTTTCCTTCTCCATCCTTTCGTTCTCTAAAGGATAGAGAAGATTTTTGGTCTGCACAAGGTCTTTTCGGGGTAGAGTACGATGAACCTTTGTTGAGGGTACCGTGATTAAGTCTTTCACCTTGTATTTCAGTAGTTTTAAGATGTACGAAAACTGTTCCCAGCAGTTCCTGTGGACAAAGGGGTGGGGCAACATCGATTTGGGAAGAGGCCCCGGCAGAGGGAAGGCCCGTCCAGTCAAGAGATCGGAACACCACGCAGTGATGGGCACGGCCATCCAAGCCGTAATCGAACTTTTCTACAACGAAGAGTTATGGCGTCTGCTCCCACCAGACCAATTGCGTGACAGATTGCTGGAACTTGCCATCAAGGAAACGGACCTAGAGATCGCCAAGCGGTACATTGACTGGCGACAGGCCATTCCCCTGGAGGAGATGCGACAACTTATCCGGGACGGTGTCATGGGCTACATTCGGACGCTGAAGGCTCAGATGTTCCTCGGCCCTTACGCCAAGTCAGAAGTCGAGTTGCTGGCCTACATTAACAAGTGGAATCCGGTCGGTGGCCGGGTGGACATGATCATCCGGCGTGACGACACGGGCATCACGATTCTGGACGGAAAGAACGGAAAGCGTTACAAAGACGGCAAAGGCGGTTGGATGACCTTCACCGACCCAGATCAGCTTCGCTGGTACGCCATGTTGTTCTACCTCTGCTACCAGAAGCTGCCCGACCGCCTGGGCTTCGTTTACTTCCGCTACCCAGCGGGCGATCCTGTCCTTGACCTGGAGGGGAACCCCACGGGGGAGAAGGAAGAGGGGGTCACCTGGGTGCCCTTCTCAATGGACGACCTCAAGGGACTGGCCCAGCGAGCGGTGGACTGCCGGAAGGGCCTAGAGAAGGAACAGTTCGAGGCGAACCCCTCTTGGAAGCAGTGTAAGTTCTGCGACTTCGAGACCGTGTGTCCTGAGAGGATGGCGCAGAAGGAATCGAACCGGCGGAAGCCCCGAAAGAAAAAAGATGAGCTGAAGCTGACGGAATTTTCGGTTTTTACAATGGGGGCCGTTCCAAAGACGGACGGGAGCGAGTAGTAGAACCGATGGGGGTGAACCATGAAAGCAACCACCGGGCAGGATCTGACGGCACTTGTTCAGCGCCGTGACACACTACGAGAGAACATCCAGCGGGTACGGGGGCGACTAGACTCGGCTCGTCAGGAGCTTGCTGACACCGAAGCGGAGTGTCGCAGCAAGAAAGTCGATCCGGACAAGATCGACACCGTGATCACCCAACTTGAGCAGAGGCTCGAAACAGAGGTAACTGATCTGTCGGCTCGACTGGAGCAGGCGGAGACCCAGGTCGCACCCTTTTTGGAGGAGTAGGTATGAAATTCCAGGTCGCATTGTCGGATCTCACTGAGGCTTTGAACATCGTGGACGCAGCGATGTCTAGCGAGGCCGCAGACATGCAGGGGCATTTTTTGTTCCGAAAGTCCCAGACGGCTGGTCGTGTGGATGTGCTCACGCATGAGCGTTGGTCACAGGCGTCCATATCTTTCGTGGCGGACGTTGAGCAGGGGGATGAGACCGCTTTCACAATCTTTGGGAAGGGTCTGATGAACTTCTTGGGTGCCGTCACATCCGAGACCCCTGATGCGCTGATGACGGTGGATTTCGATACGAAGACCTCCATCACCACGGTCTCCAATACGGCTATACCGAAGATCAACTACCCTTTCGGTACCCTTGGCCCGGACGCCTATCCTGATTTCGATAAGCGCTTGCAGGGTGCCAAGGTGACCGGGACGTGTCGTGCAGACCGTCTTCTGGGTGCCCTCGATGCTGCCAAGGGTTTCATCAGTACCGATGAGCAGCGGGGTCCGCAGAACACCGTGACCGAGTTCCGTGATGGGAAACTCATGGCCACCACCCTCAAGACTCTTGGGATCATCAAGATGCCAGGTTTGGACAACGTTATACATCGTATCCAGGTGGGGCAGCACCTCCCGGCGGTCACGGCTTTCCTGACGGCCTGTAAGGAGGACACCCTGGAAATGCTGGAGGCGAAAGAGGAGCCTGGAAAGGCTGCTGGGATGTTCTTCCTGCGTCGGGGGGACGGGGCGGTCCTTGGGTGGTCGCTGTATTCGAAGCCCTTCCCCAAGATCGCTCAGCCCAAGGCTGAGGATGACCGCTGGTGGAAGATCTCTCCGAAGTCCCTTGCAAACGGCCTCAGGGGTGTCCTGGCGGCGTTCAAGGGGAAGGAAGAGGCCCTG